TTAGCCATAGATCTAGCTAGTGCTTTAGTGTATCTAGCACCAAGACGATCATACAGATTATCTTCAACAGCTTCTTCTGTTAGCGCAAATGCTAAAGCAACTGTTTCGTGAGTATAACGAGAAGTATAACCTTCGTTAGCATTATCAAATCTGACTCCGCTTCCTTCGGATTTTACTTCAGCATTACCAAACCCAACGATTAAAGTTTCTTCTTCAAACGCTCTATCAGAACTTTCTGTATCAAAAATTTCTGTATGCTCTGCTTCATATCTAGAATATTCCATGCCGAACAAGGCGTTTAAGCCAGGCTCTAATTCTTTCGCTAATTGCGCTCTATTTATTGCCATTGTTAAACTCCTGTAGGATCAACATAGAAATGCTCATTAAACTTAACTATAACATTCACGTTAGCTGAACCTGTAGTGCTGTTATTTGGATCAGAGGAAAAGCCCATAATTCTGAAAGTCGCAGTTGTTGCGGCTGTTGTTCCAGATAATTCAACTGCTGACATACCAGTTTTGGTAGAGCCAGAAGTATATGAAATATCTGCATTTAAGCCTACATCAGTCTGCGCTGGAGAACCGGCACTCTGAATTTCAAATACAGCATTAGGGTCATCTTCTACGAATGCTACAATATCAGACGATACAGTTCCATCAGGGTAATAAGAACTAAAAACAACGTCTCCGCTGCTATTAGTGTACTTACATCCTCTAAAAACACCTAGTGCTTCATCACCTGCTGCTGCTACTAAAATAGTACCAGTATTCAGCATCTTAACTAAATCGCCTGAAAAAATATTCCCTGAAGCACCTGAAGCAATTTCATATTCTGTTGTTCCGCCATTGGCCACACCAGAACCTAATTTACCTACAAGTCTTGCTCCAAATGGGGCATCTTTGTTAGCCATAATAAGTTACCTATATTATTTAAAATTAAAAAAAATGATGATCAACTACGTTGACCACCTCCAAAAGTTACTTTGCTTGATCTCTCCGGATTTAAAATTGGAGAGTTTGGATCTGATTCCTTTAAAAGATCGTTGTCTACAGCATCTTGCTGAGTCAGCGCACGATTTTCAAAGTAGGAGTTTCTTTCTTCGCGCGTTTCATTAGGAATCTTAGCCAGCAGCAAACCGCCAACTGAAACTACTCCTGCGTGTTTACCGTCATCTAAGGTAGGAAGTTCAAATCCATCTAACTCTTCAGCTCTAACAAGATCGAAACCTTCTCTTAGCCTTGATGTTACATTTTTTCTATCTTCGCTGCCTGCGAGTTCAGCTCTAATCCACCTGTAAGTGTACCCTTCAGGTGCAGGAGGAGTATCCAACATTGATGGTGGACTCCATGGTTTGCGAGCAACTTTCTTAGCTCGAGTGTCGGCAGAACGCGAGGTTCTGTTTATATCTTTTTTATCTTCTGTCATAGTTTTACCTTTTAACATATTTAGCGTACTCTTTTAAGGGTACGTTTAATCTTTTAGCCATTTGAACTTCAGATGGAGACAATTTTACTTGTCTTTTATTTGAGCTAGTATTACCAGCTACTCTGCCCGCTGAAGCCACTTTTTGTTGAGGCTTAGATTTAACAGAAGATTTATCAAACTTCTGCGGGAACTCTTCACGAATCCTCTTATCAACCTCACTATAGTACTCTTCCGAACCAAGGTCAAACCCTTCGTTTTCTAATTGTTTGTTGATTGCCATAGCACCCATAGTCATTACTTCGTCCTGACCGAACCATTCATTGTTTTCAACCCACTCTTTATCTTTTCCAACTAACTCTGGAACAGCGTTTTGTTGGGTTTGATTTTGAAGGGCCTGGTTAGGATAGTAATTTTGGTAATTATCTTGCAATTCTTCTTGTTGTTGAATTACAATTTTTGAATCAGATACTTTGTTCTCTTCTATAGCTATTTTTCCAAGAACATCTTGTGCCTTTGCAACTTTTTCGTAGTCTGCAACTTCGTGTGCATTTTTTAATGCCGCTAATGCTTGGGCTTTCTGAGATTTTAATCTGCTTTCTGCTTCTTGTAGATATGATCTATCTAAAGCAGAAGATCTAGATTTTAACTTTTGATTTTCTTCTGCAATTCTTTTTGCATATTCATAAGCGGATTCTTGACCTCTTTCAGCTTCTCTTAGTTTGCGAGTAAGGTTTCCAATCCTTTTTTTAACCTTTTCAGAATAATCTTCTAACTCGTCAGTAGATTTTTCTTCTGGCTCTTGTGACACATCTTCAATAGCTTTTTCGGCTTCTTCATCAGATTCTTCTGGTGTTACAGCATCTGCTATTTTACCGCTAGCTTTTTCTTCGGGCAGGTCTACTTCAACAACCTCTCCCTCATCCACTAACTCTTCTTGTTTTGCTTCTTCGTTCATTTTTGCTCCTTATACTGCAAGAATATCATCAGGATCTAATATAGTAGCTATCACCTCATCATCATTAATGATTCTGCATTCAGATTCATCTCCGAGTTTAAAACGAGCGCCAGCATATCTGCCTATTAATACCCATTGTTTTTCCTGACACCAAGCTTCAGTAAATTTACTGGAGTCTTTATAGCAATCAGGACCCATTTTAACGACATACCCCACAACAGTTGCTAAAGATTCTCTATCAACTTGTGATTGTACTAGGTGTATTCCACCTTCAGTTACTGCTTTTCCCTTATACGGAAGAATAAGTATCCTCCAACCGGTAGGTTGAGGCATTCTTTCTAAAATTGATTTGTCTAGGAGAGTTGGATCTAAAACTCTGGCTTCTTGTTCTACATAAGGAACAATTTGTTCAACCGTAGAGTTTTCTTCTGTTTCTAAATTTTCTGTTTCTGGAGTCTTATCTTTTTCTATTGCTTGAGCAACATGTTCAGGTATGTGTATCTTCGACATCTTCTTGTATTTTTCCTAGCAGTTCTCTAAATGAATTTTCTGTGTCAACTAGAGAACTGTAACGTCCACACAGATACTGATATTGCGCATAATCTTTAGTGCCAACTAAGATTGTGTCTTTTACGCTTTCTTTTTGGGCCTCAATTTCTTTTAAAAACTTTTGGCTTATCCAAACTACAGACACTTAATAAACACCAGAAAACTTACCGCCATATTGGGCAGCCCCCATACCTCTAGCTTTGCCTTTACCCATCCCAGGTTTAGGCTTTGTATTGGTATCAAAAGTACCTGCGTCTGTTTTAAGAGGCACAGAACCTTTATTACTGTAAGGATTTTTATTCTTCATTACAGTAGGGGTTTTTTGTTGTTTAACATCAGTTCTTTTTATCATGATTTCAATTATTCAGTACAAATAAATTATTTGCAAGTTTTTATTTACCTTGCCCTCGATATTTTTTTTTGGTTTTTCTTTTATTAGTACCTGCTCCTCTGCTTAAAGGGCTGTTGCCTATAGAAGTTTTTTTCTTTACACCTACAATTTTATGTACGTCAAAAGTTTTAGGCACTATTGTTGTTTATTTCTTTGGTCTAACATTTTAAACCTTGCTTGTTGTTCTAATCTGGCCTTGGCTGTTTCATCTCTTAACTCTGCAATATCTTCTTGAGAATCAATTCGTTCTCTATCAACATTAATTCTTTGTTGAGCTTCTTCTTTTTTTCTTTGCTCTTGAGTTAAAAATTGTTGTTGTTCCATAGAAAGTTCTTGACCTTTTAAAGCAAGTTCTTGTTTTCTGATTGCAACTAATGGATCTTCATCTTGAGGTGATGCAACCTTTTGGTTGTATTCAGCTAATAATTCAGCAAGTATTGGTGCTGAAAATTGTGCTAATAAATCACCTGCTTGCAAAGATAAATTTTGTGCTTCTTCTGGAGATGCTTGTTGAGCTTGTTGTTGCAATTGTTGAAACTGTTGCATAACTTCTGGTGGCATTTGTTGCTCACCAAGAATGTCAGCTTTCATTTGTAAATGTTGCATAATATGAGAATGTATCAAAGCCTGAACTTGAGCATTCATTTGCACCGGAGGTGTGTTTAACAGAGACATGTGAATTGCAATATGGGCATCATGATTTTGTTGTGGAAATGCTTGTGCTTGTTGTCCTAATAATAATTGATTGTTTTCAAAGCCAGCTTCTAAAGGAAGAGGATCTGTAGGAGGTGGAGGTGTTAATATTTGTTCTACATTATCTACACCTATTGCAGAGTACATTCTTTTGTAAGCTTCATATGTACCGTTAGGTCCATGCACTTGTGGATTAGACTGCACCAATTGCATCATTTCTTGTGCCATAGCAATTCTTTGTGATTGACTAAATATGTCAGGATTAGATACTGGAAATATATCTACCTTTTCATCAAAATCAGAAAGTTTAATAGTTGTTTCATTATTTGCTACAGAATATGGGTATTCTTGCGGTAAATATTCTTGAAATACATTTGCTAGTATTTTAAATTCTTTCTTTTGTGAATTATGTAATCGTTTGTGAATAGCAGACAATACTTTTGTAGATCTCTCTAATAATGCTAGCGTGGTTCCTACTGGTGCATTTGGATTACCTTGTCCTGTATTTATTTCAGCAATAGACGCAAACTTCTGCCCTGAGTTGACCAGTATATTTAACAATTGAAGCAAGGTTCCACTAGGCTCTTTAAAAGGTAATGGTTGTATTGAATCTCTTAAAGATCCACCAGGAGCATCTACATCTCTAAATTCACCTGGCTGTATTGGAGTATCTTCATCTCTAATTCTAATACCTCTAGTTTTAAAACCAGCAGGCAAGTTAGCTAAAGTACCAGCATCAATTAATTGTCTCATAATTGATGTTGATGCTTTTGATAATCCACCAATCATGTGAGTCAAACCAAAGCCATAAAACCCTAAACCTGGTAAAAACTTAAAGTGAACAAAGTATTCTATTTTATTTTTGAGTGCGTCATCTTCCTTGTAGTTTCTTCTAACAGAAAGAATATCGTTTGAGTTAGTATCTATAGTAACGATATAAGGTAGTTTAATACCAGTTAACTGACCTTCTTCATCTGTATCTTCAAATCCTTCTAGCTCTAAATTACAATGGACTTCGTATAAAAGAGATACTTCGCCATCATCGTATGAAGGCTCCATACCAGAAAGTTTATCTATTTCTTCTTTAACGCCGCTGATTTCATCACCACTATCATTACCACTTATATCTATCTTCTTATAAAATCCCATAGATTGTAGTTTTCTAACTTCATTTTCAGAAATCTTAATAACGTTTGTAATTCTAGGACAAGTCTCTAAATCAGTTGTGTAATAAGGAACTATTAGATCTTCAGGTGCAATAAACTTTGATACGGCCCTCCCTAAACTTTCATCATAATAAACTTTCTTAAAAGACGATCCTGCTAAAGGTAGATAAAAAAGCATTTGGTCTAATTCTTCATCAAACTCTTCCATTACATGTGTAATTTGATAATTCATAAATTCTTTAACTCTTTGCGCTTGTTCTTCTATCAAAGAATCATAGGAACCTATAACTTGAGTTTTGACTGGACCACCAGACGGCAATAGTTCTTTATAAGCCTGCGCTTGAAAAGTTGTCACGGCTTCACCTAACAAAGGATGAATAACTCCACTTGCGCCCGCAAAAGGTTCAGATCTTTCAGCATCAAACCGCATCCCAAGGTACTCTAAACCGTCTTTGTATGTTTTTTCCCAGTCTTCCCTAGAGGCTTTGTCTTTTTCTATTCCTGCAATTAATTCGTTTGCAATATTTCTTAATTCTTGAGGATCTAAAACTTCAGCTAAATTACTATCAAAATCAGTATCTACCTCTTCGGTAATTGATGCTCCAAGAATAGCACTACCATCTTCTTGCATTTCAAAGTCTTCAGTTCCTCTGTCTTTAATTGCTTCTATAGCAATTTGCATGTCTTCTTGACCTAGTGGTACTTGATTTTGTTCATTTAATACCGTTGGGTTTGTATTTTTTTCTATTGCCATAATCCTAGTAGTATATCCTTCTTACTGGTGCTTTTTCTTTATCTGCATAATCATCATCAAGAGAAACTAAACCACCCTCTCTAAAACGCATCAACGCTTGTGTCATAGTATCACATAGGTCATCATTTTTTCCAAAAGGAAATGACGCACACTCTTCTATCATTTCTTCTGCAAATTTCTTTTCAGGTGCGTACACTAAACCAGATTCAAAAATAGGTGCAACCGAATGCATCCTAGTAGACTTATCATGCCCTCTTGTTGGAGAGTAGTTAACTACCGGTATCCCTAATCTTCTTAATTCGTGTGTCAACGGCGTTCCTGATGCTTTAGCTTCAATTAAAACCATATCAGGCTCCCAATATTGATATTCTTGGTATGCTACCTTTTTTAATTCTGGGAAATCCCAACGATCCTTTTGTGCATCTAGTAAAATTATGCAATCAGGAGAATCAGGCGTAGGTTTAAATACGCCCCACGTTGAAATAGCAGAATAGTCTGCGTTTTCTTTTTTACTAAACGCAGTATCATAACTTTGAATTATATAACTAACTGGCGGTAAAACTTCGCTTTCCCAAGCGTTCCACCATTCTCTTTTAACAATAGAACCTTCTTCAGAAGTAGGAGTCTGCATCCATTGTGCATTCCATTTCTGTACCGGCAAAGATGCTTTAACCTTTTCCAATTCATCCATAGACCAAAATTCAGGCCATAAAGCATTATTGGTTTTAGGAAATATAGCTGGAAACTCTACTACTTCCCATTGGTCAGCCGATACCTCTTGTTGAGAATCTAATAACTTTGCGGTTAAGTCTATAGAACTCCAACGAGTCATTACCAGTATGATAGCTCCACCTGGTTGCAAACGTTGTCTAGGTCCAGATGTATACCATTCCCAACACGCTTCCATAGCGGTAGGACTAAGAGCGTCTTGCTCTGAATGAGGATCGTCAATAATTAATAAATCCGCACCACGACCCGTAATAGCTCCTCCTACACCTGCGGCAAAGTATTCGCCACCTTTATCAGTTTCCCAACGACCTGCTGATTTAGAGTCTGCTTGTAAATTGACCTTTGGAAATATCTGCCTGTATTCCTCAGTATCCATCATGTTACGAACCTTACGACCAAATCGTACAGCTAACTCTCCTGTATGCGTTGTTTGCATAATCTTACGTTTTGGTTGTTTACCCATAATCCAAGCAGGAAAGTAAGTAGAACAAAACTCAGACTTCGTATGTCTTGGTGGCATGTTAATAATAAGCCTATTGCATTTACCATTAGCAACGTCCTCTAACTTTTGTGCAAATATTTTATGGTGACGGCCACAAATAAACTCTGGCCACATATGATCAATAAATTCTAAGAATGTTTCTTGGCAACCATTTTGTTTTTTAAGTAGTTCTAGACGTTCTTTAAGAACTAAAGTTTCTTTGATTTCCTGATCGGAAAGGTGAGCTAGATTCATAAAGCAGCTAACATATTTTCTATACTGACAGGACCACCATCCTTAAATGCGTCTACGCCTTTGTCTTTCACTAACTCTCTTATTTGATCGTCAATCTTAACGTAAGTGCCTTCAAGATAATCAGCTCCACTAACATTTTCGTTTTTAAATTTTTTAATGTATTTCTTTGGATCTTCTCCAAGCTCTTTAATAATTTTAGCTATTTCATCTTCAGCTTCTCTGTAAGAGAATTCCAATATGTCGTAACCAGATCCCCCTTCTCTACCTAGTCTTTTGGCAGCTGAATCAAGATACATGCCATCTTTTCCTTCCGTAACTGCTCTTAAAAAGTTAGATCTTATTGGTAGCTTTGTGGCATTAGTTCTAGCACCTTTAGCATAAGGATCAATTGCATATCCTCTGAGTAAGTCAGGATTAATTTTAGTAGCTTTTTTAAGTATAGATAAACCATTATTAAGATCAAAGGTTGGTTCGTTACTGTTTACTAATTTATTAAAATAATTTAAAGCTCTTTCTTCAGGTGTTCCTGGTCCATACGTTTGTCTTATGGGTCCTGCATCTCCGCTTTGTAGGCGTTCTAGGTCGTAGAATATTTCATCTAAACTTTTATTAAGTGATTCAGTAAACGGTTTGCCTGTAGCTTGTTCTAAATCTGCTACGCTTAAAGTGTATCCATCAAAGTTATTAAATACTTCAGAAGGTGCAAGATCCATTATTTGTTTATCTATCTCTGCTAATTCATTAGCACCTTGTAAGTAAGAAGGGGAGTCGGGTGTTAATCCAGATTCTTTTAATTCATTTTGTAGTTTAAATTTATTTCGAGCTAACTCATTAATTTTAGGTACGTTTTGGTTGTATTCATTTAAACTTTTCTTTAAAGCGGCTATTTGTTTAGGATCTACGTAAGGTGTTACTGGAAATCTTAAATTAGCTTCCTCAACTACAAGTAATAATTTTTCAAAATCTTCTTCTTTAAATGATCTTTTCTTTTTTAACACATTTCTTGAAAATTCTCTTGCACCATTATCTCCTCTTGTTGATTTTAATCTTTTATAGACTTGAGATCCTTCGTCTGCCATTTGTTCTAAAAACTTTTCTTTTAATTCTTTGCCTGTTTTTATATTTGGAAACTGCCTAACAACCTTTAACATATCTTGTTCCACACCAATAAGTTCATCTGAAGTCTCAAACTTTAGTTTTATGTCATCAAAAACAGTACTTTCTCTAATATATTGTAATTTGTCACTTACATATCTCTGTTGTAATTCAGCAACTTCTTGTGCGTAATCAGACTGTATTCTTGCTACATTTAATACATTATCACCACCTACAAAGTTTTGTATATCTACAGCCATACCTAGTTCATTTTCCCCACGAGCTACAGCTCCTAAATCTAAATCAGCAATACTGTCAAAAGCAAAATTGTCCTTATGCTCATCAAGACTTCTGTAATGATCAAAATTTGCTTTTCTATCTAAACCTTTGATGTGGTAAGTGTTTTCTTTTATGCCACTAATACCAGGACCCTCTACATAACTATCAGCTTGATTATTATTTACACGCCTTCTGCTCAAGGCTCCTTGTTGGTTAGATTTAATATAGTTAGCTAATCTTTGTCGGGTAATTTTGCCTTGAGGATTTCTTATCTCTAATTCACTTAATAACTTAGGATGTATTTCACCTGTTTCATCAATTAAGTTAAGTAGTCTTAATTCGCCTTCAGGCACTCCACTTTGTTTAATTTGATTTATAAAAGTTTGTGCTTTACCTTGATTGGGTAGTTTCTTGCTTGTATTTACAAACCTAGCGGCCTTTGAAGTTAATCCTTTGTTTGTTAAAACCTGACCAGCACCCTCAATAGCTTTATTATCAAATATAGTACCTGGGTATATTTGTTCATCTAAAGATAACGGTTTGAACTCTTCAACTTTAGGGACCGAAAGATCTTTTGTGGTTTCTTCTAAAGCCTTAGTGGGTTCTGTATCTTCTAGTAATTTAACTTCTGTTGTAGGAACAGTTTTTATAGCTCTGGCCCCTCTAAAAAATCTAAAAATAGGAATCAAACTAGCTGCCGCTAATGTAGAAAAGCCGAAATTTCCTAAAGCCCCAAGAAACCTATCTTCTTCTAAACTTTCAGTTCCTCTCTTTGCAAACTCTCCAACTTCGTAAACTGCCAACGCATCTCCTACGCCAGGAGACACACTAATAGCTAACTGATCTACTATCGGCAGTTCTTCAAACTCACGATAAGCTTCACGAATATTACCTTCGGAAGCTGCCGTTTTTAGTTTTTCAACTACTTCTGCTCTAGTCGCCATCAAGTAAATCCGGTTGGTATCCTTCTAATTCTTTTTTTATTTTTTGTTCTTCAATTGAAAGGTTGTTGTATTTCTTTCTTGATTTATCCATTAAGGTCCCACCTTGCGGTTCGTTTTCACGCAACTCTGCTTGTCCTCTACGATAATCTCCAGCAGCTTGTTTTTTTTGTTTTTTAATAGTTGCTAATTTTTCAATAAGTTTTCTGGCTCTACTTGCAGAGATTGCAAGTTTACCTCCTGGTCCAGCGCCAAGGGATGCGTAGTCTATAGGATTGAAGGGATCAAATATAATGTCGGTAAAGTCTTTTATATTCGGCGAATATCTGGGCATTTCTACTGCGTTGTCTTCTGTTGGCGAAAATGTCGGCATTTCTACTGGGGTATTCTTTGGTAGATTGCTTTCTAGTATAAGGTCTTGGGGCTTGTAAAGTCCTTCTGCTCTATCCTCGATACCATTTTGGTTTGCATCTCTGTATTCCAGAGTTTCTATAGGATTAATGGTCATGCCTTCTGGTATAGGCGAACCATCTATTAATCTTGGAGTGGGGCTATCTAGTTTTTTTTTTCTAAATCGTCAATTAGTTCGTCAAGAGATCCTTGTTCTCTTTTATAATTCATATAATCAGCAACTTGCATTTGATCAGGTATAAAGGAAAGAAAATCACCTAGACGAGTACCTTTAAATGCTCGTTGAAAGTCTCTAAAAGATTTTTCTTCTTTAGGAAAAAACATCTGTTCTTGTTGCAACAAGTTTCTGTCCATATTAGATAGTGTACGTCCGCTTTCTCCTAGAATTTCTCTCATGTTTGAATCTTGAACTCTTTGCATTAATTCTTCAAAACTAAGAAGGCCCATACCATATAACTCTGCATCTCTGTTTGATATAGTTCTGCCTGTTTCTCCTAAGAATTCTTTTATACTTTGAGCTTTCATTTCAGGGGGAGAAATACTTTCTCTGGCTCCTTGTTCTGCAATAATTCTATTTATATCAACGCCTTCCCCTCCTGCGAATCCTGGTCTTTCCATAGGGAAACGTTCTACTGGCATATTTTCTGGCATAGGCAAAGAAGGTGCTTCTATCATATTGTTTGGTATTGCAGGGGGCATAGGTATCTGCGGATAACCAGCAGATTGTAAATTAGCATTAATACGATTAATTTCTTGTTCATTAATTTTAGGTATTTGTGCTGTTTGTCCACCAGGCAAAGTTATTGATTGCATAGGAACAGGCATAGGCATACGTTGAATGCCTCTAAATTTAGGATTATTTCTTATTAATCTTGAAAATATAGATCTAAGTCCGCCGCCAGAAAACCTTGGGGCTAGGTTACGTGGCGGCATCCTCAAGGGTGAAATTGAAGTTGGGCGATTAAAGTTAATAGAAGGACGATCGCGTTTCTCGCCCAAAAAACTACCTAAAGTAGGAGCTACTTGTGGAGACATAGAATCTTGCATTAGCTGATTTTCCATACTCCTTACTTTGTTTTTTAAGTTTTTAAAGAATCCCATTTGAAAATAATATATTAATTAAATTGTAAAACCAAGTGCGCCGTCACCCATACCAAACATTTCTTCAGCCATTTCTAACTCTTCAAGAGTCATACCTATACTTTTTAGGAACTCTTCGATCTGTTGAGGGGTAGCTCCTTCAGCCTCCATTTGTTCTACAATTTTCATAATTTGTATGAGGGCTTGTTTAGCTTCGTTTTTTTCTTCTTCGCTAAGACTATTAAGTTGTGCCTGTAATTGCTCTGGTAAAGCAGGGGCCGCCGGAGTCCCTTGCATCATTTGTTGACCTTGAGGCATCTGTTGGTCGGGCATCATGACTGGCGCCACATCCATATCCATCATTTCTTCTTCCATAACCTTATCCTTTATGTTTGATTGGAGATCTTACTTTGATTTGGATTGTAACACCAGAAAAGCAGAAATGTAAAAAAAAAGGTTTTTGTTTGTGAGAGATCCTGTCCTTGTGTGTGTCCCTATCGCGTAGCGCAAATTTTGTCCCCCCCCATCTACTCAGCCCGATACCCGATCCGAAAACGCCGAACCAAAAGAATCCTATAAAAAAAGGGAGACTATTGTCTCCCTTCTTTATTTGGTTAATCTTACGAATCTAGCGGCGGAACTAATGTCATGCCGATATTCTCGG